GCATCAGCAACGGGGTAATTGACGCCTTTGGTGAGGCTGGCAAGAACTCGCAGTTCATTAACTCATGGCGAGAGGCGATTGCCGGCATTACTGACGGCAGAGGGATGTTCCAAGAGCGTGACTACTGGCGAATCTTTAACGACTTCTTGCAGCGTGCTGAAGGGTACAACAAAGGCAAGGCGGCAGAGCGAAACCAAGCAGCAAGAGAAGACTGGGAAAAGTACACTGGGAACGCCTTCCCAGGCACCCGGCCCAGCAGCGCCGTTGTCAACATCCAAACAGGCCCTGTCACTCAAATGGGTGGAGAGCAATACGTCACGAAGGGCGACATGGAACGCGCCACACGCGAGACTGCAAACCAAGTGCTGAGTCAGCTTCGGAACAACCCTGCTACTCGTCGTGAGGTCGGGTTAGCACAATGACAACAACAGCCTTCGTTCAGTTCCTGACGATCAACGGGAGCAGCTATCAAAACTATTGGGTCGGGCAGACCGTTGATGGAGCTGGGTTTTATCCGTTTGTGTGTGATGGGTTCTTGGCAGCCGCGACCAGTGCGCAGAACTCAGTACAGGTAACGTTGCCGCTCAACGCCGAGACTGTCTCATGGCTTGAGGATGGCCTGGCTAATGCCTGGACTGTGACGATCAGGCTTTATCAGTTTGATCCGACGTTGCCAAGTGTCCCGCCCCCGTTGACGCTAGTGACGGAGTATTACGGCGAAGTGTTGTCTGGTCGGCGCAACCCCAGCCAGCTTTCGATTGAGGTAGGTAGTAGCCTGAGCCCAGTCATAGCGCAAGTGCCGCCGCGTAAGTACACCACCACGCTGGTTGGCGAGCCGCCTCGGTATTGAGTCATGCAGTTTCAACGGGTTTATCCGCAAGGCGCATCTCAGCCGATTACGAGCACGCTGCGTAAAGATGAACGCACGGCTGATGAGATCAAAGACCTTAGCAGTTTGAACACGCAGCAGTCTGTGGTGCAGATTGGGGACTCTGTGCCCATTGTGTTTTGCAGCGTGACAGGCAATGGCGGGGTGTGGCTGGCTCCTCCTGTCGTTCGCTGGGGTTTTGCTACATCAGGCAGCCGTGTTCGATCCTGCTTTGCGTTGACACTTGGCGAAGGGCAAGTTGGAAGTATTAGTAGCTCAGACATCTATAAAGGGGAAAAAACGGGGACAGGCAACATTCTTGATGCGAGCTTGACATTCGGCAGGCTGGGCGATGTCTGCTCGTTCACTAATTCAATTACGCAGCAGTTTTCGACCAAGCTGGAGACTTATGTTGTCGCGACCGGCCCATCAGGCTGCCCAGTTTCTCAAACGACTTCCACTAGGGCAGAGGGCTCTGGATCTTTAACCTATTCGTCTAAGACTGATACTTGCTCATCTTTAGCAGGGCGAATTAGCGGCACATATAAGCTGCAAGGTACTGGCAACGGCCTTGATGGCTTCCCGGCCTACATTGTCGGCAAGACGCATACTTCAAAGCCGATTGAGTATTCAAAACTTGCCGCTCGCCAGTTTCAAAGCAGTCCCAGAGAGGTGGACGTAGATTGGGAGCAAAGCGAAAGCGTTGAGCTTAACTCTGACTATAGCGGGTTTGCAGTAGGGCGTCGCACGATCACGTTTCACAGCCCGTCTCGTTCGGCGTCTTTTATCTACCCCTCAAACGAATCGTTTTCGTCCATCGAGTCAGAAACAGCTATAAACAACGAGCTTTCTGATGCGGACATTGAAGGCAGCTCTAACGTAACTGCGGTTGGGACTTCTGTTTATTCAGGTACGCGGGACGAAAAGTATATCGGTAGCGGCACGCGGCTAGAGGTCGTCGAAGATTCGTTTCAGCTTGAGGTTGATGAAGTAACCAGAACGTTTTATCCATTGCCTGAGCCGCCAGAGTTTAATGGGTCAGGCGGGTCATTTGCGGGCCTATCCATTTTGAACGTGCGCGCGAGCAGTGAAGTGGGGAGCGATGCGTACTTGCATCAGGTGTATGTGTACATTCGCCAAGGGCTGCAGGTTCCAAGGTTGCTAGGCGGCACAGGTAGTTCTTCCATGGTGGCCGATCTGTTCCGTTATCTGCTGACGCAAAACAACATGGTGCCAGCGTCATTGATTGACGTAGACAGCTTGACGCTTAGTGCGCAATTTAATCAAGCCGAAGGATTGCATTTTAACGGCGTGCTGGCATCAGCCACAAACTTCCGCGACTACTTCCAACGCATTGCACCGTTTTTTCTGCTGACTTACACGCAAACTTATGGCAGGCCTGGTCTGCGGCCAATCCTGCCGATCAACGAAACCACTAACAAGCTGGACTCGACACCCACGACCATTCGCTATGCCTTTACTGCGGGAGAGATTATTGAAGGCAGTCTTGAATATCAGTACCGCTCCCTAGAGGAGCGCAAGCCGTTCTGTGCGTTGATGTTGTGGCGTCAGCAGCCTGCAGCGAAGCCGGGTTATGAGCGCATCACGGAAGTGCGTTACAGCGGGCAGGCTGTTGATGGCCCGTTTGAGCAGTACGATTTGACAGAGTTCTGCACTAACGAGGCGCACGCCTTGAAGGTTGGCAAATATCTGTTGGCATTGCGGCGGCATTCGACGCATCTAGTACGGTTCCAGGTGGCTGGCATTGCGGCGGTGATGGGCCTGCGGCCTGGTGATTACATTACGGTTACCGATAGCGCGACACCAAGCCTGGGTGGTGTTGTCAGCAAAACTGAGACTTATGTATTGACCGAGCTGATGGAGGAGCCAACGGGGGCCATTAGCGTGACAGCAGAGCACTCGCCGGTTGACTCTGCAGGCATCAGCCTGATCACCAAAGACATTCTTGGCTCTGGATTTAGCACAACATGACCGTTGCGGACTTCCCATCGCTGACCCCATCTGGGAGATCGTGGACGCCTGGTGCGGCACCGATAACCAGCTTTCGCTCAATGGCCGGTTATGAAGTGCGTGTACGGCATGGGTCGCTAGCCGTTGATCAGCAGTTGACGCTGGCGTTTGACAACCTGCTAGAAGCTGACGCCAAGGCCGTGACTGACCATTACGCCTTAGCCTATGGCCAGCTGGAAACGTTTGAACTGCCTGCAGCGGTTTTTGGCGGGATGGCCACTTATGGGCACATAAAGCCGCCCCAAAATCAATGGCGTTACAACGGGCCGCCGCAAGTTAGTTATGTGTCGCCTGGCATTGCTAGCGTGAGCGTGATACTGCAGGCAGTGCCGGTCTAATGAGCAAGTTCTACACAGGCACAGACGGCAGCCTGAGCGTTGACGGGACCAAGATCGGCAAGATCAGCGGCTGGACATTTGATGGTGCTGTCGAATCGTTAGATGCAACGACGCTGGCGGATAGTGTGACGACGTATCGCGCAGGACGGCAAAGCTACAGCGGCAGCTGCGAAGTTTTGTATTACACCGACGTGTTTGATCAGTTGGCTGCCGCGCCGTTGCTAGGCGAGGTTTTGCGAACAGATGCCGTATCGCCTAACAAAAAGAGTCGGCTGGATTTAATAGCAGGCGATCGTAAGCTGAGCTTTGATGCTTTGATTACTGGCGTTTCTACTGGGATTCGAGTTGGGGAAGTGATGAGAGCATCCGTGTCGTTTGTAGTGTGCGGACCGCTTGTCGATGCCAGCATGGGAGGTTCCTAATGGCGGTTTATCTTGGTTCGGCAGGAATTATTCAACTGACGCGGACATCGCTTGAGGTGTTCCGTTCAACGATGGACCCTGGCGATGTGGACGTGTCCGCGCGTCGGTTTAGTTTTGATTTCCCTAACGGTACGTTTATTGCAGGAGATCGCCTGTCTATTACACGTTTGAACGCGGATGGATCAATAAGCGATCAGCCGTTAGATTTTACTGGGACAACGTTCCCTGATGGCGTGTGGTTTGTCAATGTTGACTCGTTAGGGGGAATCAAGCTTTACAACACATGGGGTGATGCACTGGAAGGATCTATTGAGAAAGCTGTTGTTTTGCAGCTGCCTGCCAGTACTTATGGAATCGCGGTCAAACTTGTTGACAGCGTGCCCCATTGTTTAGGGCAGATCACCAGCTACACGGTGAGCACTGAACGTGCAGCCATGGACGTGACGAGCTTAGGTGATGCTTTTGCTGAGCAGATGAGTGGGTTGATCAGTGGTGGCGGCAGCATTCGATGCTTTTGGGACTGGCGGCCACCCACATGCGGGGAATCAAAAAACGAAGAGGAGATCCCGCACTATCTGCACCAGCTAATACTGCGTCAGCAGTTGGGCAGCGAGTTTAAGGCAACCTTGTTTATTAAGCAAGATGGCGCAAGCCCATTTGATGACGATTTGCCGTCTTTAGCGCGACGGACCGCGTTATTTTACGAGGTGACAGGCCTGGTTACCAGCGTCGGACTTTCATTCGAAAGTGCTGAGACACTGCAAAGTGACATTCAGTTTGTAACCACAGGCGAAATTGCGTTGCGGTATGGGCTGCCAGCTTTAGAACTGCTTCTTCAGGAATCTGGAGATCTTTTGCTGCAGGAAGATGGCGACAGGATTGCGATAGACATGCAATAAACAAACCGGACTCTTTGGTGGCTTGTGCCCACGCCGTCGCCATTGTCCGCCCTGCTGCGGATCAGGTATCTCTAAGCGGCAGCGATCCAAATGAGTGGCTGAGCCAGCTGCTCTTCATCATTGGCATTTAGCCAGAGGGCTCAGCTTAGACTGGCTTAAAGCTGGCTGATTGCTGTGGCCGATCTTCGTATTACGGAACTCCCCGAGCTGTTGCCGGGCCAGTCAAGCGCAAACGACCCATTGGCGGTTGCAGACCTTAGCGCCAGCACAACCAAGAAGATCACAGCCGTCAACCTAATCAATGACGGCATCAACCTGCTTCCAGCAGGTTCGATCCCAGCAGACAAGATCCTGACCGGCTCTGGCAGTGTTGGCACCAGTGATCTTGCTGACAAGTCAGTCACTGCGCCAAAGCTTGCAGATAGCAGTACGGCGACGTTCGGCACAACGCCGCCAGTGGCGGGCGAGTACATTGGTCAGCTTTTTGTGAACCAAAGCGGTTTGCTTAACGCTGCGGCATGGGACGGCACTACTTGGAACGGTATTAGCGGGGTTGTTGACATTGTTGGTGGCACAGCCGGTCTTGTCAACATTTACGCCACCCGAACCGGCGCAGACTTTACGATCAGCGCTGACTTAGACCAAAGCACTGGAGCAGGGGAGTTTCTTGCGGGGCCGTCTAATAGTGCGGGCACAGTTTCTTACCGCAGGATTCAGCCGTTAGATTTGCCTTTGGCCACCAACACCACGGTGGGCGGGGTAAGCGTATCCGCCACTGGCGGCTTGGCTGTGGACGGCAATGGTGAGGTGTCGCTAACCAGCACAGTGACACCTGATAGCAATCCAGTGGTGACCTATGGCGCTGACGGGCGGATTACGGCAGGCCGTGCGCTAACGGATGCTGATTTGCCAATAGCGACATTAACTAATGTCGGTGCGGTCAAGCCTGGGAGTGGATTGGATGTCGCGATTGATGGGACGCTTGGCATTACCAACAGCGTTACACCCGGCACTGGCACAAAAGTTACCTTTAATGAGCAAGGACTTATTACTAGCACGTCAGCGCTAGAGGCGTCTGACATTCCTGATTTAGACGCAAGCAAGATCACAAGCGGCACTATCCCAATTGATCAGATCCCTGACGGTTCGATTACCGCTCAAAAATTAGCTGATTATTGCATCAGCTATATCCAAGAGGGTGAACCTACTGTCACGGATCCAGGTTCAATCGGAATGCTGTGGTTGCAGGAAAGCACCGCGCAGCTGCGGATGTGGAACGGCAACTCGTGGTATGCGGTAGGTCTGGGTCGATTGGTTCAGGAGAACCTGCGCTGGG